GGTCTGGTGGCTATCGTCGCCCTTGTACTTGAACTTGTAGATCGGCAGGCCGTCGTCGGTGTGACCAATCCGGCGCACATCCTCCTTCAGGCGGCGATCCGAGAAGAACGGCGCGGGCTGCGTCGTGGTCGTGGTCGATCCGGACAGCGCGCCGGTCCCCATGGCGATGTTCGCAAGGAACTGCGCGACTTGGAACGGGTAGGCCTGCTGCTGCATGAACTGGTTGTAGAGTGCCGACAGGCCAGCCTGTTCGGTCTGCTGGCCTAGCGTTCCGGCGTTGATCATCGCCTCGCCGCCCTGAATTCCGGCCTGCTGCGCCGCCTGACCGAGGCCCGCGTAGAACTGGCCGCCCTGCATCAGGCGGGCAAGATCGGCCTGTGTCGCGCCCAGCTGGACGCCCTGCTGCTGCTGGGCGGCCTCCAGTGCCTGCTGGTAGTTCTGGGCGTTCAGCCCAGCCAGCGTGGACCCCATGGCAAGGCCCTGCTGGTTGGCAAGGTTGGCCGCCGCGATGCCAGCGCGGTCTCCGCCAAAGGCCCCAGACGAAATCGCGGTCCCCAGCGCGCCAGACTGGGCCTGCTCGTTCGCCTGACCCATCTGGCGCATGGTCGCGTCGATGACTTGGCTTTGGTAGGGGTTCAGGAACCGCTCGATGTCGAGGTTTTGCGGCTGGGCCGACTGCATGCCTTGCGCGAAGGTCGGGGCTGCCCGATCAAAATAAGGCTGGTACGCCCCCGCTGCGCTGTTGATCCGGTCAATCCCCGCGCCCTGCTGTGCGTTCAGCTGGGCTACGAAGTCAGACGGGTTGGTCGAGTAAATCTGAAATGGCGTACCCGCCACCCCCTCCGCGCGCGCATTGACGGCCCTGTATCGCGCCATGACCTCCGGCGGGATCGTTACCTTCTGCGTCGTGGTAGAGGATTTGCCGCCCATCAGGAGCCTCCTTCAGCCCCGTCGGAGAGGCCTGTTTTTGCGCCGTAGAGGAAGTATACACCAGCCGGTGCGCCGAAGACACGCTCATAAAGCCGGATTTTCGCCTCCGTACGAGACGAAGAAAGAACCCCGATAGCCAGCGGGAGTTCAAGCGCGTTCGCCGTCATCTTTGCAAACTCGGCCAGTTTCCTCGCCCTTCCACCTTTCGCCGCCCTGTATTCTGGGTCAACGAAGATTGCTTTTTCTTCCAGTATCAGTTCCTTGCTGTACCACATCTCGCCCATGGATAGAAGGACCATGCCCTCCAGCTTTCCACCCACGGGTCCGATCACGCCGCAAATGCCGGTCTGCCGCGTCAGCGAACCCCAGATCGTCAGGGCCAGCTTTTCGATGTCAGGGGCCACCACTGCGTTCTCGCGCGTCGCCGCCAAAGAGATGTCCATCATCCCGTTGAAATCCGCCTCGACGCCCGTGCGAACAACCACATCATCCATCATGCTAATCTTTCTTTGGACCCGGCAGGGATTGCAGGGTTCTGATGGTCTTTTTTCGCATCTTTTTCACGAAAGCATCAAGGATTTTGTGTCCGTCCTCCATAGAGCCACCACCGATATGGACGACCTCCTCCGGAGAGATGACGTACTCTCCGCCCGCCGCAACGATGGGGACTGCATCCGTTTCGCCGCCCGCCGCCTTGTGCGGCGCGGGCTGGCCGTAGGGCATTTCACCGCCGCCGTAGGGCATCGTGCTGGTGCTGTGATCGTACGGACCCTTGATCGAGAAGATCGACTGCGCGACCTTGAAGCCCGCCATCGAGTTCCCCTCGCCCATGGCCGAGATGATGTCGGCGGGGATGACGTAGGAGCCGGAGGCGACATGCATCGGCAGGTGGTCTGTGCGGCCTGCCACGGTGGAGTGGATCGGCCCCTTGTGAACCTTGGTCTTCTTCTTCGGGCGCGGCCCCTTTGCGGCGTCGACGGCCTGCTGGATGACGGGATCGGTGTCCATGCTGCGCCTCACGAATAGCTGATGGCGATGGTCTGGCCGGTGCCAGGCGCGACCACGATGCCGTTGTTGACAGGAAGGTTGATCTCGGTGACCCCGACCGTGGTCGGCAGGACCGCGATCTGGTTGGTCGTGGACGAGGCGGTGGTGGCGTCATAGATCGCCCCCGCCGCGCTGCCAGCGACCACCACCGAGACGCGGGCCACACGGCCCTGACCGGCCTGCACCAAGGTCGCTGCGGTGATGCCGGACGCCATCTTCGCGCCCTCGACCTGCAGGTAGGTCTGCCCCAGCTGGTTCAGCGCCGTGACGATGTTCTTGGAGGCGGTCAGGATGTCGGTCAGAGAAGCCATCAGAATTTCCCGTCGGACTGGAGGCGGTAGCGGATGTTGCCCAAGCGCCAGAACGAGCCTGTGTCGTTGCTCTCGATGCGGATCGACACAAGGCGGCCCCGCAGGCGCGGCGTGATGTAGGTCGTGGCCTCCGTCACCGTATAGGGGCCATGAACGCGCGGCGTCTGGCTAGGATAATCGGCGACGTAGAAGGTGATCATGACGTTGGCCCCTTGGGAGCCGCCGTAATAACCCCACTTCATGTCCGGCCAAACCTGATCAACGAAGACTTTCACATCCCCGTCTTCCAGCGCGAACCAGCCGGTCTGGACGTAGGCGTTGATCGGCTGGCCGTCCGCATCTGTCGAGGTTTCGTGCTGGTAGATCACGTTGTCCCCGCCAGCGCCTATGGGTGCGCCGAGAACCGACTGGTCGATCCATGCGGTGCGCGTCAGGGTTCCGAAGTCCCAGCTGCCGGTCTGGGGGCTGAACTTGACGTATTTGGTCGGGATGCCGCCGGAACCGATGGTCGGATAGTACCAGATGACCTCCCCGAAACGGGCGTTCGTGGCGCAGCGGATGCGCTCGACGTAATCCATGTCGATATCTTGGAAGATCACATCCCAGACGGGGCAGGTGATCGTCTGAACCCCGCCGCCGGACAGGGAGAAGAACTGGCTTTGCGACATCCAGTACACCTCGCCGTTCAGCGTCGCCGCAGCGCGCCGCCCGATCAGGCCACAGCCGGTGCCGATCTCGTTGAAGGACCAGACCAGCGGCAGGTTGATGTACTGCATCGACCAAATGCCGATGTCGGTCCACAGCAAGCCCTGCTGCGGACCCTGCAGGCCGCCCACGATGCGAGACCCCTTCGGAATACGGAACGAGCCAGCCTGATTGGTGACCGTTCCAATCCAAGAGGTGAAATTGGCGATGTCGCACCAGCGGACCAGAAGCGGGTCTTGGATGCCGGTGAAGGTCGAGCCGTAGGCGATGATCTGGCGCTCCGGCATGGCCACGAAGCAGCCTTCATTTACCGTCGGGGCGTTGGGAACCACCACCGCATACGTTCCGCCATCCGACGGGTTCCAGTAATAGATTTCGCCACCCTCTGGGTTTGCAATCAGGTATTCGCCCCAGTTGTCCAGAGACCAGTCGGTTGTGCCGCCGAAAGCCCAGACGTTCACGCTCAGCGTTCCGGCGACGGTCTGCGCCGTCAGGGTGGACGGCACGGTAAAGCTGACCGTGGACGTCGCTCCACTGGTGTAGGCGGACACGGTCCATGTGCCGTTGTAGCCGGACGGCGTCACCCCAGACACGGTGATCTGAGACCCGACCCGAACGGCATATTCTCCGGAGAAGCTGACCGTGGCGGTCGTGCCGGTGCAGGTGGCGTTCGTCGTCGCAAAGGTCCGTCCACCCGCCGCCGTGACGCCAGTACCGTAGCCGCCCGCACCATACCCGCCCGCGCCGTACCCCGTGGAAGGTGGCAGGGACGTTTGCCCGACGTAATAGGTGATCTGCGGCTTTCCGCCGTTTATGGAAACGGTGGCAGCGCTGGTCGCGCTGTTCTCAGCCGCGATCACGAAGACGCTGGCGGTTGTGACCGACTGGACGAGGTAGTTGCCGTAGAGGGTGATGCCGCCAACCGTCGTGGGGACGAGGACGGGGAAGGTGGAACCTACGGAGTACCCGTGGTTGGCCAAGGTTACAGAGACCGAGGAGGAGCCGCTCGTCGTGGTGAACGAAGCCACGGCACCGCCCGCTGCGACGGTGGACGTTGCAAGCGCAGGAAGCCCGATGGCGTTCTTGGCAAAGACCGAGTAGCGGTTGGATGTCGCGGCTTCGCAGGTGTAAAACCCGAACAGAACCAAGCCGCCGACGGACACATGCGTCGCCAGAAAGATGCTGTCGAAGCTGGAAACGTTCGACCCCGTGTCGTCGATTTCAACCTCGCTCTGCCCGCTCGTCGTGTTGAACGAAAGGGTGGGGCTGGCGACGTATTTCTGCGGAGACCGCGCGGACAACTGGCGGGACGCCACGGTCGCCCCTTCGATGGTGTAGAGGCCGTTCTCACTGCCGATGCCGAGATAGGCATTGGAGTTGGTGTCAGCCCAAGCCCAAAGCGCGCGCACCACCGCCGTCATGGGCTGATTGAAGTACCGCGTCCAGCCGCCTATTTTCTGCGGCAGCGCGAGGCCCTGCCGGTCCGGCACAAAGCGGATCAGGTTGCTGTCGGAGATAGCCGCTTCGTTCAGCGCCGGAGTGCGGTTCTGATCGACGCCTGGCACCAGCTTGAGGGAGGCGTGAGGCATATCTTACCCCCGCGTCGGCGATGCGATGGGCGCGGGCGACTGCGACGACCAGCCTGCGCTTTCGAACTTCTTCCGCATCTCCTCGACCGACGCACCCTTCAGCAGGGCTTGGTATTGGCTCTCGTAGGACTGCGCCATCTGCGGGTCGTCCGACTGCCGCCCGAAGTTCCGCTGGTAGGCCGAGATGTAGACCATGGACGCCATGATCAGCAAATCAGGCAGGTACTGGCTGATGAAGGTTGTCGGGTTGACAGCCGACATGGCGTTCGGGCGGTAAGTGCCGACCACCTCGACATAGTAGGTCTGGTCGGGGACCGGACCCACGAAGAACAGGTTCTCGTTGAACGGCGCGAAGTATTGCGGCTGCCCCCTGCTGGCCACGGCATTCGACCCGTACACCATGTCGAGGAATTCCTTGGTGGTCGGCAGCAGGGTGACGCGTTGGGCAGACCCTTCATCCGGATTGGTTTCACCGGCAGGCAGGATCAGGTTCAGCTGCTCGGTGACCACGATGGTGCCGGAGCCGTCCGGCAGCGTCATCGGGAAGTCCAGATTGCGGTTGCCCGCGTCCAGCTTGATCGACGGGCCATGGAACGCCGTCGAGGTGTTCATCAGGTCCAGATCGCGGTAAATGCGCAGCTCTGCGTAGTCGATCATGGCCGGAAGGATCGCCAAGAAGTTGACGTCGTCCGGAGCCACAACCGCCATCTCGGCGATCTGGGTCACATAGGTGTTGTAGGTCAATCCGGCCACGGCACCACCTTCTGGGTTTTGGCGATGCTACATCATAGCGCAAGCCGCGTCGATCTGCGAGATCAGCCGCGCGCCCGTGACCACGGAAGCATCGCCGCCATCCTCCGCCAGTGCCGCCGCATGGTCCGTACGCGCAGTCTTCGTGCCATCGCAGATCGCTCTCCCGTCAGGGTTTGTCGGCGCGGCTCCGTTCATGCAGCCAGCGACGAGCAGCGGCAGGATCATCGCCATGGGGCGCATCGTCAATCTCCTTGCGGGTTCGGGCGTAGCTTTCAGCCTTCTCGGCCCTGTGTTCCGCCTCCACGGCACGCACCGCCGTGCGGGCGACAAGCCATGTGCCTATCGCCCGCAGGATGCCGAGAAGCGCTGCCAGCCAGCCCGTCATGCCTTGCCGACGGGGGTGTTGGTGATCAGGCGCAGGCCGATGTTGACCGCGCCCATGATGATCACCGCCGTGGTCGGGCTGACATGCTGCGACCAGTCGATGCCCGCCGCCCACGACAGCAGCGCCGCAGCCGCGACCATTGCGGCATTCACCGCGAGTGTCCGATACCCCTTCATCATCATTCTCCTCTCAGGCCGGATATGTCCGGCGGTCCAGTTCAAAGTGGGGGCCATCCTTGAAGGTGCGCCAGTCGCCGCCCCAGACGATAGGCACATTCTCGGCCCGCGCGGCAGCCTTGATCGCATCGGCGATCCGGCGCATCAGGCGCGGGTTCGACATCTCGACGAATTCGACCCTGCCGTCGACATCAAGGTCGACCCATGCATAGAGGTCTACGGCGTGGCCGGTCAGGTGTCTGCTGTTCAGGGTCTTGGATGCGCCGATGCGGACGAGTTCGCGCTGGCGCTGAAGGGTGCGGAGGCCCTCTGTGACCACGAAGTCGATGGGGCTGTCCTGCAGGGCGCGGTCAAGGACGCGCCGGAGATCGGGGTGAATGCCTGCGAGGTTCCTCAGGCTGCGCTCGGACCACTTTCTCATGATCCACCACCGTACTTGGTGATCCATGTGAGGCCCGCGCCCACGACCAGCCAGAACCCCTTGTCGAGCAGGTGGTAGACGACGCCGCGTTGCAAGGTCACTTTCTCGACCGCCCCGACACGATCCGCCAGTTTGGTTTGGTTCTCGTCGTACTTGTCCATGCGCTTGAAGAGCGTCACCATGCGCTCCTCCATGCGGGCCAAAAGGGTGATTGCCTCGGACATTTTGTCCAGCTTGTCCTCTATTCGGGTCAGCCGGTCTTCGCTCATTCTGCGCCCTCAAGCCCTTGGGTGTTATGTAAATCCACCGCAAGATACATGAGGGCGATCTATCTGTCACGCTTCGTCAGGAGCAACCATACCATAGGTTGTAGTTATTCCCAAGAAGTGCCTGTCCAGTGGCGTACGGGCTTCTGCACCCATGCCGTGCCGTCCCAGACCTTGATCGGGTAGGTCTGCCACCAGAAGCCGTTCCAGTAAAGGATCGCGCCGGTCGTCGTCACGACCACAAAGCCGACCTGCCCCGTCGCGGACACGCCGACAGGGAAGACCCGCGACCCAGCCGCGATCTGGACGTCGCCGACCTGCCCGCTGGCTGTCAGGCCGGTCAGGATGACGTTAGCCTTCCCCATCACGGTTGCCGTGCCGACCGCGCCGGTGCCGGTGACGCCGGTGACATAGACAAGGGTGCCAGTGAAAACGCTGACGGAGTTGACCTGACCGGTGGCCTGCAGACCGGTCAGGGCGATCTTGGCTCCAGCAGCGACAGTGACGCCGTTGATCGCGCCGGTAGCCTGCAGGCCGGTTATGGAGACGCGCGCACTGGCCGTGATGGTCACGCTGCCAGTCTGACCGGTCGCAGACACGCCGGTCAGGGTGACGTTGGCTCTGCCTACCACCGCGACAGAACCGACCTGACCCGTGCCGGACACGCCGGTGACCGTCACGAAGACAGTGCCGCTCAACGGCAGCGCGGCTATCGGCGTCGTGGCGATGGGGGAGGCGGCGATGATCACGGCAATGCCTCGCTTCCTGCGGGAATACTCCCCTTAGACTGGATCACTGGGGTATGGGAACCGCAGCTTGATTTCGGCTATCTTGCCCAGCCATTCTTCCATCGTGCTTTCGCCGCGCTGCGCCATGAAGAAAATGGGGTCGGCCTCTTGGGTGTAAGCGGCCTGACGGGCGGCCCGCAGGTCTTCCTTGGTAAGGGGCTGCGGCTCAACAACCTCCGGCTCAGGAGCTGGTTCGGGGTCAATGACAACCCAAGCGCCATTTAGGAACTGGGCGCGCTGACCATGGAGCAGGTCGGGAGGGGCCTCTGTGACGCAGCCAGCGGGGATCAGCCAGTTACCTTCATCAAGAGGGTCGGCGTCGGCGACAGCGGGGCCGACATAGAAGCCGTTGCGGTCTGTTTGGTAAACTTGCATGCCAGACCTCAGAACTTGATGCAGGCGAGAAGGGCGACGTTGGTGGGGCGGGTTTCGGATGCAGTGCGGGGTGTGCCGTTAGTCCCATCGGTTATCAGGCTCGTCGCAAACGGGAACGGGGTCGCAGGCGCGCCGTCGATACGCATGTTGCTCGTACCGGCTCCACCGCCGCCGTCGGACCCCATCTGCCCGTTCGTGGACGCAAGATTGTGCCAGTGGCCTTGGAGTGCGTCCGTCTGAGACGAGCCAAACGCGCGGCCACTATCAAGCCCGCGACCGTCATCCCAAGAACGGGGGAACTGGCCGCGCATGTCCGGCAGGTTGAACGTGGTAGACCCGTCGCCAGCGCCGAACGTGGTGCCAATAGCGGCGAATAGGGCTGCGTATGTCGTACGGGACACGGCAGCGCCATTGGCCTTGAGGTAGCCGGTGGGCGCGGTGTTTTGCGCGACATAGACAACCGTACCCGCAGGAACTGCCAAAACGGCAATGGCCTGCGCCACCCGCTGAGGCGTCATCAGCTTGGTCGAGGACGTACCAGCCTCCGCCTCGGCCTGCGTGGCAATAATGGTGCCGCCAACGGTGCCGTCGACCGTGAGGGTTGCGCTGGGGCTGCTCGTCCCGATGCCGACATTGCCTGCGGGGCTTATGCGCATACGTTCGGCAAGCGTCGATCCAGCGCCGTCCGTTCTTGTGGTGAACACAAGGGAGCCACCGATGTCGCCGGTACCCGTGACAACGGATGACTGCCCTATAATTTGAGCGGCGACAATCGCGGAGGTTCCGTCGTATGCCGAGTAGTTGGAGGTGCCAATAATATCTCCGCTGCTGATCACGACCGGAACATCTGTGGTTCCGCGAAACTTTCGGAAGTTGATTGCCGGAGACGTCGTGTCGTTGGATGACCGAGCGACAATAATGTTCGTGGTGCTGTCCCCACTGACGCGCAGCTGGGCGGAGGTTGCGCTGTAGAGGTCGAGCAGTTGATTTGGACTGGTATTCCCGATCCCCACGTTGCCTGCAGAGGTGATCCGCATGCGCTCCGACCCGTTGGTCGAGGCAGTGATGACGTTCGCACCTGTCGCCGATAGAGCCAGCGGCCCAGCATTGGTGACGCCGAACAACGATGCCGTGGTGCCGGTCACGACGAGGTTCGCAAGGTCCGCCGCCGAAACGATGACGGAAACAATGGCGGTTCCAGAGAGGTTCAGCAGAGACCCAGTCGAGGACTGTACCAGCGTGCGAGACAGCGTGGTTCCTGAAGCGGTATAAGTGCCAGTGCCGATCTCCCACGCTGAGCCATCTGTGATCAGGTAAGAGACGATGCTGCCGTCAGCGATACCTGCAGCCGCGAACGTCTGGTAGCTGGCCGTGGCGGAGCCAAGGGTGATCGTCCCCGTCCCAGTCGAGGCGGTGCTGACCTGTACGCGGTTGGCATAGACGGGCATCAAGCGATCCGGATGATGGCGTTCGTGGCGTCTGCGGTCGGGAAGATGATCACGAAGTCGCCGGAGGTCGAGGTTTTGTCCGAACCGAAGTCAAGGATGCAGACCGTCGGATTGGTCAGACCAGCCGAAGACGTCGTGTTCGGCGTGGTGTTGTAGATCATCGCCCCGCGCGCCGTGATCGTGGCATTGGTAAAGGTCAGGTCGGCGAAGTCCGTGAAGCCGGTGGTGCCGGAGGTGGTCGGCGAGATGTTGGTCAGGGTGCCGCCGCCCGCCGCGTAGGAGCCGGACGCGCTCACCTCGTTGGTTGAGGTGTAGGTCGTGGTCGCCGCCGTGAAGCTGGCCGAGTTGGTGTAGAGCGCCAGCTTGAAGACGTCGCCCGTGGTCAGCGTGAAGTCGTGGCAGCCGCGCAGGAGTTCCCCCTTGAACGACGTCGCCATGAAGTTTCCGGTGAATGGCATCAAAGCCTCCTGATCGTTTCCGCGAGGTCAGGATGCCCTGCATCGCGCAAGATATTGTACACGGTCGTGCGGTCCGAGGCGATAGCCTGCCGCATGTAGTGGATGATCACCATGCGCATGCGCTCCCGATAGGCGCGGGCCTGTTCGGCAATCTCCGGCGGCGCGGTGTCGGAGATCGAGATCAGCTTCGCCAATGCCAGATCGGTCACCTCTTCAGGGGTCATACCGCGTCCGGAGGTGGTCATCACCTCGACCTTCGGGGCGGGCAGTTCAAGGGCTGGGGGCCAGTTGCTCATGTTCATCCTCAGTTGGTATCGACCCAGAGATCGCCCACGGCGGGCGACGGCGGCGGCGTTGTCCCGACATGCAGGTTCACCGTTGCGGCGGTGCCGAGGCCGGTGATGTCGGTGTTCGGGATCGTGGGGCGGCCTTCCAGCGGGGCATCGCCCTGCCCGAAGACGTAGCCGGTCAGGCTCTGCGCGCCGGTCCCGCCTTGCGCCACAGTGATCACGTTGCCGAAGGCCTCGCTCTCGACATACTGGGCGATCTGCGCCGCCGACAGGCGCACGGACTGTCCAGCTTGAACGCTTTCGAAGAGTTCGTTGCCGTCGAGCGCGGTGCCTGGCGCGAGTTGTGTGATCTTGACGTCGGCCATGGATCAAGCCCCCGTGATGCGGGTGTTGTCTGCCTCGGTGACGCGGGTGTCCTCGTTGCCTGGCACCGGAATGCCCTGCACGACCGACACACCCTCGGCGGTCTCGGTGATGCGGTAATCCGTCGTCGCCAGCGCGTAGGTTTCCGGACGCGGGTTGATCACCGGCGGCGGATCGCCAGGCAGCGTCAGGCTGCGCAGCTGGCTCTGCATCTCGTCGAGGCAGTGCGGGCATACCAGCAGGCGCTTGTTCTGGATCGACGCCCCCGCCCAGTCGGTCTGGAACTGCAGGTCGACATGGTTGAAGCGGAAGCCGCAGCGGTCGCAGATCGCGTGGGCCTGCGGGTTTCGGCTGGAGGTTCTGGCGCGACCGGCGATGGATGCGTAGGCCATTAGCGGAAATACCCCCCGATCATCGGCGTTCTGGGCGGCGGCGATCTGGTAGCTTTCGTCGGCTTGCGCCTTTAGCGCCACCGCCACCTCCGGCTTCCAGATGCGCGCCAGTCGGTAGGTCAGGCCGTCGGCAAAGGCCTCCAGCCAGAGATACGGCACTTCGACCTGCGCCGCGCCCGCCAGTGCGGCGTCTTGGATGCGGCGCACCCGATAGTAGCGGATCGAGGTCAGGGTCTGCCCATCCGGCACCGGCCAGAGCGTGAATTTGGGCGAGATCAGGCGGTCGAACCAGTATACCGTAGGCGCTCCCTGCACCGTCTTTGTCGAGTACGATGCATATTCGGAGCGCGAGATCGGCATGATGGGCCGGTCGATGGGCGGTGAGGTGCCGTCATCGTAGCGGCCATAGACGTCCAGCAGGACCACGGTGTTCGCGTCCACCTCGTACTCGGCCTGACCGGCGACCAGTGGCACCTCGACCAGATCGACAGCCCAGAGGTTCACGCCTTGGTTCGACCAGCGGGACAGCATCATGTTCGACGCCATCCGCGCGGCTTCCATGTGTTCCTGCAGCAGCGCCGTCGGGCGGATGCCGATGTTCATGTAGGCGTAGAGGGTGATCTCGCCGAGGCTGGGGTTGAAGGTGTAGGTTCCGGTCGTGGCCATCAGAGCGCCCCATCATTCTTGATCAAGACGCCCTCCAGCTGGATCGACCCCGGCGCGGGGTTCGACTGCATCAGCTGCCATTGAACGTCCGTCTTCTCAGCATAACCTCTCGGAATGACCCGCGTCGAGGAATATGACTGGGTGAATGGTGCGGACAGGACGATAGTGGGTGTCGAGACGCCATTCACAAAGGACCGCGAGTAGACCCGATAAGTGCAGAACTGCGCGCCATTGTTGGTGGTGAAGGCCTGCGACCGCGTCAGGTAGAAGGTGTATCCCAGCGGCACGGTGTAGATGCTGGCCTGCGACCGGCCCGTGCCGGAGTTGATCTGGGCATAGGTCACGCCGCCATTAGTCGCCACCACCGTGTCGGCGGCGGTGCCTTTGACGATCTGCATGTCGTTGATGCGGAAAAAGTCGGCAGTGCCGGAGGTCACGGTGCCGGTAGTGCCGCCGGAGAAGGTGACGATGGCCGTCTTCACGGCATAATTCGCATCCAGTCCATTGACCCGCATGGTCAGCGTCTCAGCGAGGCTGGAGGTAAAGGCCATGGTCACCGAGGTCGCGGGGTAGACATAATCGGTATCGTGCGACTTTTCCCAGACCGCGCGGAACGATGTCCCGTGCAGGGGGTTGTAGCCCTGCACGTTGACGAGGGAGTGGCCGAAGACCTGCCCGCGACCGACCTGAAGGTCGAACGGTTCAACTCGTCCGTTCTGCGTGATCGAGGGGGTCGTGACCGGCATTTAGCAATCCCACTTCCGGAGGCTTTTGTTGATCCGGCTGTCCGGATCGCGCCTCGTCTTTTCACTGGTCAGCTTGGCCTTCACGCCCGACATTCTGGCACAGAAGGAGGCCTTTCGGCCAGCGTCCGCTTCCGTCTTCGGTTTCGGCACCGGCGGCTTCAGGTTGGCCCCCTGCGCCTTGGCCGAGGCCCTGCCCTTGGCGTTCAACCCGCCGTCAGGGTTCTGGCCTTCCTTGCGGGTCCACGCGGGCGACTTAGCCATCATTCGGTCTCCTTCGGGGTCAGCCCCATCTCCGCCAGCGCGGCCAGCCCGTCCATACCCTCGCGGACGAGGATGCGCGGGTCGAGGTCTTCACCCGCCTCGATGTTGCCAGAGGCGACGAGGTACTCGGTGCCGTCAGCGGACACCCAGACCGGAGCCGTGTCGGGGTTCACCTCGGGGTGCGTCAGGTCGAGGGGGCAGGCGATGGTTGTGGTCATGCGATGGTCACTCCCGTCCTGCTCCCGACCCACCGCTCCGTGCCGCTGATCGTGCCTGCGTCGAGGCTTGCGCCGAAGCGGATGATCAGGCTGTAGAGTTGGCCGTTGAAGGGCAGCGAGGTGCCGCCACGGCGACCGATGTAGAGCGGGTAGGCGAGGAAGTTGCCCGTGCCTTGGTCGGCAGTGGATTGAGCAGCTTGGGTGCCGTTGACGCGCAATGTTGCGTTGTCGCCTGAGATGTTAAGCAGAGAAGTAACAACCTTAGTGGTCGGGGATGGGTATCCGCTTCCAACTTGTGCTTGAGCAAACGCCGACCCGCGAACATTGGTAGACCAGCCCGCGCTATTAGACACCGCCCCACTTGCGATAAGCGCGAACGACCCATTGTTGAAGTCGTTGCTAGGGGAAAATTCTGCAATAATTGGGAAGTTGGCATCACTCAGCTTCCGCACCCCCGCGAAGACCTGCGCCTTGTCGATGTTGGGCGTGATGGTGGGCGTGACGAGGAAGTCATCCACCCCGTCGAACGACAGATACGACAGCGACTGCACACCAGCTTCGGTCACGTTGTATTGGTCGGTGACGCGCTGGTAGGCGGTGGCGGTGGAGCCTGTTTCGAGTTGTGCGCCCCAGATGACCACGTTGCCATTGGTATTCCCTAGCCTAACGTTTATCTGCGTGGTTGCTGCGCCAGTTGTAAGCGACACCGAAATCCGCACAAAGCTGCCGGACAATGCTTGGTCAGTGGAGGGAGTTATCCCTGACCCAGCGTCACGAAGTGTTGCGCGGATTGTCGTGGACCCAGCGCCTGAAACATAGCAGGAAAACGTGTAGGTCGTTGAGGGAGAAACATTGACAATTCGTTCCAGCGTGTTCGTGGAAGTGGTTGCGGGGTTTCCCGTCGCGCCGGACATTGTATCAGCAGTGAGGGTTCCGTTGGGAGCAGTGGTTGTGTTGGCCGAGATAGATGTTGTGCCGATTTGTCTCCAATATGCATCGCTAAACGTCTCTGTCTGCTCCAGCAAATTCCGCCGCCCCGTTGCAGGCACAACCCCATAGGTGGGACGGGAAGCAGCAGTGGCTTGTGTGGCGTGGAAACCGGGGAGTTCGCGGACGGAGTGGATAATGAAGTCAGACGTTTCGGCGTTTGCCGTATTGGACACAAAAAACGCCGTCTTGGCTGTACCAGATGCGGTGATGCGAACTCGGAACTGCGATCTCGTACCAGGTACGATAAATGCGGGTGTGTTGTCAACAGTCCCCCCGACAGCGTTATCAACACGCAGGCGGATACTTCCGCTACTTGAGGATGGAACCTCAATGTCGATCAGGTAATAGCCAGTCGCTGAGGTTGTGATGCTAACGCCACCAGCGTTTGAGGCGTCGTCCCTCCGAACTCTTCCGACCCCTGTCGTAGTGTTGTAGGTCGTTGCAACAGAAGGTGCTCCCAAATTTGCGACAGCACCCGACCCACGCAACTCAGGCCCCAGAGCCAGACCCTGAGACTTGTCCAGCACCAGAGCAACAGACTGCCCCGCAGTGGTCACAGGCGTTGTGCCTGCGGTGTCCTGAAATAGGGTCGTCAGGTCGGAGGGGTCCAGCCACACCATGGCGGTGGAGCCTGCGAGGAGCGCCGAGGGGCTGAAGACCGCCTGTTCGCCGACGATGGAGATGCCGAGGCCGATGTTCATCAGTACAGCGCCAAAAGGTTGGTTGCGGTCGTCGAGGTGGCATAGATGCGCGTCACCTGCACCGGCAGGATCGTCCCCGCCATCAGGCCCACGAAGATCACCGTGCCGCCGCTGACCATGTCCACCCGCAGGTTCCCCGCGCCGCCGACATAGATCGCACGGGTCGGCTCGTCATAGACGGTCGTGTCGCTGGTGGTGACGGCTGCTGCGCGGCGCGCTGATACCGTGGCGTCGGCGGACAGATAGGGTGCAGGCATGTCGTTCTCTCCTGTGGCGGAGGAAGGGGCGTTTCCGCCCCTCCCGTCAGTGCTTCTGCTTGGCGGCAGCCGCCGACATCAGGGGCATGCCGTGGACGCCTTTGCCGCCGGACACCGTCTTGTTGCCGGTGGCGCTGTGGGCGCTGTTGTTGCCGGAGGTGATGTTGCCGGTCTTCACCGTCTTGTTCACCGTCATGGCAGGCTTCTTGTTACCGACGCGCATAGATCACCTCACGCCAGCTGGGCATAGACGAGCGTCACGCGGACGTAACCGGCGGAGGTCGCGCCGGTCGGCGTCACGGTGACCACCACGGGGGCGGTCGTCGGGGCGGCGACGCCCAGCACGGTGACGTTCGACATCGCTGCCAGCTGGGCGGCGGTGAAGGTCGGGGTGATCCGGCCCGTGGCGGTCTTGACGTCCACGCCGGAGGCATACTGGGTGCCGCCAGCCGTGGTGCCAGCCGACAGCACGGCGGAGGTCGCCGAGTTGAAGGCGGTCAGGACATCCACAAGGATGTTGACGATCTTTGCCCCTGCGGGGATGTAGAGCGTCGAGGACACCGCGTTGGTGGAGTTCTGGGTGATGGAGGTTTCCTGCATCAGCGTGACGACGCCGATGTTCGGCCCGCCCGTCTCGCCGGAGGTCTTGTTGCCCGCGCGCACGGGGCCGCTGAAAGTGGTCGTACCCATTGGGTATCTCCTCTGCACTATGTTGCGCCCTGTCTGTGCAGCGTCCGCTGTACGCGGTCAGGGCAGATGAAGAGGAGGCCCGAAGGCCTCCCCCGTTGTCGCTTACGAGGGGAACGAACCCCAGATGGCCCGCCAGTTGTAGTAGGCGAACGAGTAGCGCTCGTAGCCCTTGACCAGCAGGTTATCTGTCACGAAGTCGACCTGCATGTCCGTTTCGAACTTGACGCGCTCCATGTAGGAGAGGCCGTCGATGTTCGTCAGCAGGAACCAGTTCGCCGCCGAGGTCAGGAAGTCGTTGACCATGTAGCCTTCCGGCAGGCCACCAGCGGTGGACATGATCGCGTTGACGTCGTTGTCGGCGGTGCCGGGCCGCAGTTCCGTCTTCGTCAGGCGGATGGCCACGGGTTCCAGCTGCGGCGGGACGATCAGCTTCCGGCCACGGGCGAAGACCTTCAGGCCTGCCTGATCGCGGAAGTTGGTCCGGATCGAGATCATCCCGTTCAGCAGGGTGGCCTCGTTCAGTTCGGCATCCGTCGTCGGACGGTTCGCCACGGTCCCGCCGTCGATGGGGTGGGCGGTGGAGCAGAGCGCCACGCCGTCGCCGCCGATGGACGAGTTGTAGGTCGTCGCCGTGTTCAGGATGTTGGCCGCGTAGATTTCCTTGGTCTGCTGGAAGCTTTCAATCAGACCGAGGTTCGACGGGGCGAACTGGGTTTTGTAGAGGTTGTCGTCGATGGCCTTGCGCGTGATCGCGTAGCCGAGGCCGATCTCGACATGCTCTTGGTTGTAGACGTAGCGTTCGCCCGCGTTGTTATCGAACGCGGTCTGGCCGCCTTCGGTTTTCAGCTGGGCGAAGCCGAGGAAACGCATCTCAGCGGTGCGTTCCAGAGCCATCTTCGACGTATGTTTCGTGAAGATTTTGTCGTACTGAGACGGGATCATCTCGTACTTGCCTTCAACACCACGGAGGCCGGGGAGCAGAAGGTCTTTGATGGCACTAAGATTGACAGCCATTTCCTATGCTCCTCAGATACCGGTCAGCTGCTTGGTGCTGACGTTGTTGAAGGCGACGATGACGAGGTTATAGGCCCCAGCGTCCGTGCCGTTCGTCCCAGGCGGGTCGACGTCCAGTCCCACGATGCGGAAGGGCAGCGTGTTCGTGGTGTTGACGGTGGACATGTCCACGGATGCGCCGGAGATGCCCGAAGCCGCATTGCCCGTGCCGATGGCGAAGTTGACGTTCGCGTTGATGTCGGCAGCGGTTGCGCCGGTCGCGCCGGTCTGGGCTACGAACTTGGCGTTCGGGTCGTTGATGATGTAACCCTCGACGATGTTCGTCGAAGCCACATCCGAGCCCGGCCAGTAGTTCGACCAGACGGTGCGCTTCTGCGAGACCGACAGGTACTTGCAGCCTTGGAAGATGCCCGCGATCTGGGTCGTGCCTGGCGAACCGACAACGACATAGCCGTTGGCATCGGGCTGGACGGGGTCGCCATAGTAGATGGCGGAGGCATTGTACGCGATCCGGACCGGAACCTGTTCATAGGTCGGGGCCGAGCCGGTGCCGCTGTACTGCCGGAAACCGAAAGGCGCGTTGCTGTTGGGCATAGCGCGGTTCTCCTTTGCAGGAGGTCCATCATCGCGCGCCGAGGCGATTGTAGAACCGAGGGATGGTGATCGCCCACCGAGGGCGAATGCCGATATAGTGGCAGATCACATCCTCGATGTCAAAGGGTGGTGTTTGGGGGCAGGGACTACGGTCCCAGCCCCTCAAACTTCGGGCAGGCAATGGCCTTGCGGCCCATGAAGGGCTTGCCGATCCTGCCGGTGTGCAGCCTCACCAGAAGGCAGACGTCCGGCTTGAACTCTTTCGGGCTGGGATGCTTGGCAAGATGCTTGCAGGCCTCGCAGGTTTTGCCCAGTTCAGGCTCCGCCCATGTCACCTGACCTGACACGGTCTTGGCCATCCGCTCTTTCAGTTCGGTCGCCATGATCGCGCTCCGCATTCAGGAAGATCGACACATGCGGCTCCAGCTGATCCCAAGCTTCTTGGACGGCTGGCGTCCCTTCTGCCCTGATCACGCGCCGGAGCCGCTCGATCTTGTTGATGATCTTGATCGTACGGATCATTCTTCGGGGATCGGCATGGCTTCGTAGCCGCGCTTCACCTTGACCAGATCGTTGCCCTTGTTGGATCGTTCGAACTGGCCAGCGGGTGCCGCCGACAGCTGCTCCTCCTTGGCGCGGACCTGCAGGCGGGCGCGGCGGAGTTCCAGCTGGCGCACCTCTTCGGTGATCTCCAACGGGCGCTCCATCAGCACCATGCCCTTGCGGGTGATCTCGTTGCCCTTGTGACCGGCGGGCATCATCTGCGGGTGCCGCGACGCAGGCACCGGCTCCCAGCCGTCACGGGCCAGCTTGACCTGATGGGCAGGGTCTTCCGCGCCAAGGACCGTCTTGGTCTTCCACTCGTAGGTCCAGCCGTCGGGGATAATGCCGGGCTCAACGAAGAACTCGTCGGTGCCGTCATCCATGTCACCCTGCCGGTGGGCGCGCAGTTCGGCAGCCTTGCGGGCGGCCCGCTCACGCGGGCTTTCCTCGGTGACAGGGGTTTCAGGACGCATGTTCGGGCGCACCTTCTTGAAATCATCGGTCATTGCAATTTCCCTTCCTTCTGGAGCGCCAGCTTGTTCT